TTGTCGCCAAGGAACGTTTCGGTGTAGGTGGTCTGCTCAAAGATACGCTCACAGTAGGATTCTACCTGCTCCGTAGCGATTTCGATAAGCGAGTCCAACTGGTCCGAAGAGTACTGGCGAAGTGCCACGCCCAGCGGCTTATTCTTGAACTCATCCGCTGTAATGTACTTTCGAGCCATTGATTACCTCATTTCTTCCTGCGAAGACGTGTGAATGCAGACTTAATGCGTCGGAAGATCTTTGGGCGACGAACTGCTGCAAGCAATCTTGCCCTGCTGATAACGCGCAATTTACGTCGCCTAAAGACTGCTCGGCGCTTACCGCCAAGGTCTAAGGACTTATTCCGCTGGAGAACCGCCCTCTTGAGCAGGCTCTTGTTCCGCGAGAAGGGTTGAGCCATTAAAAGCCTCCCTCAGATATGATTGATAGTCATCCCACTTGAACTTCTTCGCCTGCTCAATGCCCTTCTTGGACATGATCTGGCGGCGTTCAGCGCTTTTTCGAACGCGGGAAATTTCTTCTGCGACCACCGCAGGGCTAACGTTTGCATATCGGCTATGGCTCTTGTTAATGGTCCAGTCATTGACTTGAACCTTAACTCCAGCATTGCCAATAACTTCAGCGCCAGCGCCGTAGTTGGTGTGCATAACAGGCAAGCCGCAAGCCATTGCTTCGGCTAGTGGAAGACCAAATCCTTCGACCTGCGATGGCAAGACGAATACGTCTGCCATGTTGTATAGGTCGATAAGCCCTGGTTTGTCCACGCCGCGCAACTCAATAGCATCGTTGTGACGCTTATGATCCTGCGGAAAGAACACGCGGTCTGAAATGCCCATCTCGACTGCAAGTCGTGGGAGATTGTGACCGCCTAGATAGTAGTTGTTAAATGGAACGGTATGGGCGTAGAGGATAACATCTTTATACTTCTTTGAGAGTATAGAGACTGCTTCGAAGAGTCTTCCCCATTGCTTGCGCTCAACATTCTGAGCGACGCACATGATCACAAACTTATCGTTCCAGCCTACAGCGTATCTTTTGGCATCTCGCTCATCCGCACTCATTGGTGCGAAGTCGCTCGAAACCCCATGGTACGCCATCTTCGCCGTTAGACCTGCTGCCCGCAGGATCTCCACTCCGTAGTTGGAGCAGGTGATTATGTTTAGGTTCGGAGTCTGGCTTAGTACGTCGACCCACTGCTGATTTAGCGGCGCGCCTTCTACTGGCATGTACACCGTGATTGGCAGTTGATACAGACTTTTCTTTAGCAGCCATGATGTCACCGTTGCTGGATCGCCAATGATGTGAATTGCATCAGGAGCATGCTCCTCAACGATCGCATCTACTAGCGTCCACCCAATTGAGTCAATTGCCTGATTCTTGACTGGGAAGAACTTACCGTTCGGGATTTCCCGCTCAGTAGTATCCTGCCCGCCGATAACAAGCAACTCATGACCTGCATCGGATAGTTCCTTGAACGCAATGGCATTCACAATGCCAAAGCCCGTCTTAATAAACGGAGAGTCCCCAAGCATCAGGATCTTCATGTTATTCCCCTACAATCTCATAGCCGTTCATGCGCATGCGGTTGATCCAATGCGGTTTATCCGCAGGAATCACTGCTACGCTATTTACAACTTCAACTTCACCGTCGTAGAAATACTCGGTGCAGTTAATGTCAAGAGAAACTTCATGCTTCATCGTGACATCCTTAGGCTCGCCATCGAGCCGAGAGATAAGAGGTTCTACTCGCTTAGGCATCATGTGCCTCCTTTCAGAATTGGTGGCGGGGAGCCGACCCTCACTGGAGTCAGCCCCCCGCCGCTAACATTACACTAGTCAGAAGACTAGGGCAAAATTAGATCGTGAAGCCCTTAAGCAGCACTGGGCGACCTTCGAGCGCGAAGCCGAAGTAACCCTTGATGAAGAAGTCCTCAGAGTCCTTCGTCTTAGCAAGTTGCTCAAACGTAAAGTCCTGATTGACGATCAACTTCATGTCCTCGCGGCGACCCACGAGAATCCAGTCGCTGGTAAGGTGGTCATCCGTAACGATCGGAAGTCCGTCGTACGAGAGGACGCGGAAGCCAGCGCCAACCTCAACGCGGTCCACAAAGCGCTGCTGCGCCTGAAGAAGTGCGTTGATCTTGCGTCGAACTGCCATCGTCGTAATGATGACGTTGCCTTCGCCCTTGGTGTCGTCGAGAGCCTTGTCAATCATGGCAAGGGTCAGCGCGCCTGATGCAGTGGTCGTACCACCCTCATCGCCAGGAGCCGAAGTGTTCACCTGGGCAAGTGCGCCGACCAACTCGTTGTTCGAGTCGCCCGTGCCATCGCCGTGGATGATTGCAGAAGTCAGTCGCTCAGCGATCACGCTCGAATGAACGCGGATCTCTTCCTGAAGCGCATTGACTACGCCGCCCGAGGCAGCGATAAGAGGACCAGTTACCTCACCACGGGTGTAGAGGAACTTGACGTTCTTCGCAACCTTGGCGTAGGTCGAATCCGAAGCGGCTGGAAGGGAACCACCATCGGCACTAAACGTAGCCGTTGGAAGCCCTGTGCGCTTGCGGATGTAATAGGTCTGGGTAGGCCACTGTACGCGGTTAACCAAACCAAGAAGTGGGGTAGCCTTAGAAACGTAGTCGCGAATTACTGGGTCGACAACCTCAGGAATGAGGTATGCGCCAGTCGTTCCGACGGACGTGCTAAGTGCTCGCTCGATGTCAGCCATCGTTAAGTCTCCTTAGTATTATTTATTACTTGTTATATAGGTTCTTGAGAGCATAGCGAAGTCGGTCTTCGGGAGTTAGACTGCCCAAATCGATCTCATCGCTCTCGAACTTACCACGGACCAAAGCCGCAGGGACCTTACCAGCAGGCATCTCTTCGAGAGCCTTGATATAGTCAGCCTGCTTCTCAACGGTCTCGCGAAGGACTGCCGTGCTCTCGTCAACCTTAGAGGTGACAAAGGCGGTAATCGCATCAGCAAGGTCGCGGTTAATAGCGACCCCGTTGAAGTCCACATTATCTTCAGGGGCTGTAGCCTCAACAGGCGTAGCCTCCACGGTCTCTGCAACCGTCTCTTCATCTTCGGTGATGCCGAGCGCAGCAACCTGCTCATGAAGCGCCTTAAGTGCAGCCATGAACGCCTTAGCGTCCTTCTTGGCGATGCGTGCGCGCTCTACTTCCGCCTCTACTGGGGCATCCGCAACGGGAGCCTCTTCGACCTGAGCATTCTCCACAACGGGAGCATCCTCAACAGCGGCAGCCTCTACAGGAGCCTGCTCTTCCACCACGTCAGCGACGACGGGAGCCGCAGACTCGGCGGCGACGTTCTCTACCTGCTCAGCAGGTGCGTCAGCCTTGACGAGTTCCTCTGCCATAACCTCTCCATTCTCCTCGCCTTCAATTGAGCGAGCGAGTACTGTTCCAAACGACGGTACCCATGAAGGGCGCGTCGTGTTGCTAATCTCCTTGAGAGCGATGCGCAGGAAACGAATTACCTGCTCACCAGTTGTCTCATCACGAAGCATCTTATATTGAACGCCATCTCCTGCGATCGACATCCCGTACTGCTTCCCGCGCTTGATCCTGCTGTGCAGGTAGCGGGCTGCTGGGTTCTCTTCGTCCAGGCGAACGGCGACGTTCAACCGATAGTCATTATCGACAGAGCCAGAAACGACAGTGCCGAGTTCGCGAAGAACCCCATCCTTCTGATGGTGGTCGAGGTACGGGATTGGGTCGCCCGCCGAAGCGCGCTCCTCAATCTGCTTCGCAAAATCCTCAATTGCAGTGGTATCCATCTCTGTCCCGTGCGAATCTCGCTCTGGACCAGATGCCTGACCGTAGATGAACAGACCATCGCTGGTCTCTTCTGCGCGGTCAACTGGGATCGTAATCTTCCAGTTGTTAGTTGACATTAAAGACTCCTCAGAACGCTGGCTCATAGACTTGAGAGAGTCGATCTTCAAGAGATCTAGGACACGCTGACCAGTAAGGTCTGGTGTCTCCTCCCAATTCAAGCCATTGTTTACATAGGTCTGTACTAGTGCTGCTGGATTCTCTGGGCTTGATTCAAGGCTATATAGTGAGTCTGCAAAACCAAGTCTTCCTTGAGTCATTACATACATCACTCTGCCGTATGAAACCCGAGCGTTAGCGTTCCACATAACGAAGTCGCCCTCGGCAAGTTCGTTTGGCTGCGCCCGCTCTTCTCGATTATCGTCGTTATTGTCATTTGAAGACTCTTTGTCGACGATGCTATTTGCCCATGACTGTCCAGCGTCTCCACCCCAGGCATCCCAAGCAACTCTGCCTGGTGAGGGATATCCCTCTTCGCCTGCGCTGAATCCAGTGGCTTTCTTATCTACTTCATGTCGAGCAAAGAAGGACTTCATGCGCTTAATCGTGTCAACAGAAATATCTGCGCCACGAGCCAAGTCTGATGCGCGCTTCCGACCTACGTCGGTAAAGTTTGCACCAGCCTTACCCTCTTCAATCCACTTGAGTGCTCGCTTCGCAGCGGCTCTCACGCCCTCTGGAGGACTATATGATTCAGCCATTTATTCTCCTAGCCCTGCGGATTTGCAGGTGCGCCAGTCTTGGAGGCAAGGATTGCTTGCGCGGCGCTCTCAACTTCCTGCACAGGCATTAGCCCAAGCGGAGTCGATAGCGAAGCAACGTCGCCACCTTCGATTGGTGGAAGACCAAGTTTGTTGCGTACATAGTTGATGGTGTAGATACCGTGCGAGAGACCCTTGATGTACATATCCATCTGGGCTGATTCGTCTCGGTAGTCGACCTCTGCGTGCTGGAACAGCGTGTCCTTGATATTGAAAATCACATAGAGCAGTTGCTCGTTAATGACTTCCTCAATCACAGACTGCAGCGGCTTGATCGTTTCAGATCGGAACGTCTTATCGTTCTCGGCTGACTGGGATCGGTTAGCGCTCTCTGACGTTCCGCCCAACTTTGTGTAAGGCAGATCGAAGACCGCAAGGATCTCCATCGTCAACTGCTTTCGACCCTCGATGAACTGCATCTCTGCAGGCGAGGAGACTGACTTGGAAACGTCTACGTCACCTTCGAGCAGCAACGGCTTGTGCGCGTTTGCTGCAGAGGTGTATTCCTTTTTCAGGAACTCACGGTTGCGCTCAACCTCTTCACGGGAGGCGTTGCGCATATTGAAGACGATACCAGTCTGCGCAGAGTTTGCGAAGAATGCTTCGTTGTAGGTTTGTGCGAACAGGTCCTGAGCGACCGTTGAGATCAACGACTCAAGCGGGCTAAGCCCGTAGAGGTCATTATCTGGGTCAGCGAATCGGAAGTGAACAAACTCATCTGGTGCGTACTGGATCTCTGTACCATTCTTGGCATCTCGGACGATGTACGAAGTCACCTCACGGGTGAGGTTATTGATGACAATGTTTACCTGCGATGGTGCAACGCGGATCATCTGGAATGGAACCCCGTTGCGAGCAGGGGTCAAATACCAGTAGGCATCGCCATAAATCAGGAGGTCACGGTAGGTTTCGCGGAGAAGCGCAACGGAGTTAGACCGCTGCATGATCTCGGCGACTTTGTTAGCAGCGCTTTCGTTGAGCGCCTTCGCTCGATCGCGTGGGATGAACTGGAAGCCAGAGGCAACGGCAGTTCGAGCAATCTTGTCGATTACCGAGCGAACGATAGGATGCTGCTTGTACATGCGCGTGTAGGTTGCCCACGACTTGGCAGGCGTTTCGCGCTTCTGATCATTAGCAATAGAAATAATATTGGTCGCACGTTCGACCTGGATAGCCTTAGTCTTCGCCATTCTCAGCCTCCTTGGACTTGCTTGAGATGAAGACGGCATCGCCGCTTCGCCACGTTACGGTCATTGCGCACTTGCGACAAGGACCGCTTACGCGACCATCGATCTCTCGGAATAGGTCTTTGAACTTAATGCGCAGGACGTTATCGTCGCCTTCAATCCCGAAAAGCGACCCGCAGTGCTGGCACTTCACAGGATTTGGCATACATAGCCCTTCCATTAAGGTGCGTTAAGTGGGCGGGGGGAGGGGCAGCCTCAACCGTTATCAGACAGTGACCCTCTGGGTATGTCTCCCGCCCACAGGAAGTTCCGCTGCTTACAAAGCGAGCAGACGGAAGTTGATGTGGGGTTACTTTTTCTTTTTCGCAGCAGCCTTGGCTCGCTTCGCAACATCGAGTGCGATCGCGATTGCTTGCTTCTGCGGCTTACCAGCCTTCATTTCAGTTTTAATATTTGCTGAAATGGTCTTGGGCGAATAGCCCTTCTTCAGTGGCATTTAGATGCTCCCTACCAAGCGAAGTTAATCGCTGGTGACTTGCGCCCGACTCCGTAGAGTGCGAGCATTGCAGACCAGTAATAGTCGTCGTGTTCGTTGTCTCGTGCTCGGAACAAGTAGTTCCCAGCCTCTGACTTGCGGCGCTCAATGGAGTGGATCTCGTGGAGCAGGTCGCGATGCCGAGGCATGCGAATCTTCCCCGTCTGAAGGTCACTCTTGAACGACGTTGCCCAGTTCTCTTTGAGCGCCTGGGTAAAGACAACAGGCTCGACGATTCCCCCATGGGAAGCGACGAGCCGCTCTGCAATCACCGCGCCAACGCCAGTAGCGTCGACCGTGACTCGCAGAGGCTTCAGGTCAGCAATCAATTTCTCGAAGAACTGAACCTGCTTCTCGTAATCGTCCTGTGTCTCAAAGGTCTTCACGATCGTCTTCACGCCAGTCTCCTCATCGAGGTGAGCGACGGTCACGACGGTCTTGTCTACCTTCTTGGCAAGGTCGATACCGATACAGTACTTAAGCGACGGGTCGTAGGCTTTTCCAAGAAGTTCGTCATCGACGTTTTGGACGATAAGACCCCATGGGTAAAAGTTGACCGACTCGTCGGCGAACGAGCACTCGTACTCCTGTCGGAAGGAGTCAATGCCCATGTTATTGAAGATGGACTTAATCGAATCAGTTCCCCAGCGGTTGACCCGCTCAGGTGTGTCGTATTCGGCTGCTAGCGCCGTGCTCTCTGCGGGGTCGATCGTCATGATCGAGCACTCCCACCATGGGACGACGTGAACTGAATACTCAGGGTAACGAGCACGGTCGTTGGCGATCTCAAAGAACAAGCCGCTCTGACCGAGAGGCGTTGAAACGATCGTGAGCCGTGAGTCACCGCGAGTGGTCGCAGGAATTGCTGCGTCGTAGAGTTTCCGAGCGTCGCGAATAAACGCGAACTCGTCGAAGTAGACATCCTTCTCACCACCGCGCACCGCTGAAGACGCAGGCTGCGAAATCAGATAGGAGGTGTCTGGGTGGTTGTGGAGGCTAAACTCGAATTCCGCCGATGTATAGATCGGCGCTCGGAATCCCGATAGTTCAGGGATAGAGAAGTAGAATTGCTTGGCGTAGTTAACCTTGTCGGAGGCTTCCTTCTGGTTAATCGAGACGTAGTTCACCTTCTTGGACCGATTGGTCAAGATGCGGTGCAGTCCCTCGCCAGAGATGATGTAGGAGAAGCCGATCTGTCGCGACTTGGCGACGATGCGGAACTTACTCTTGTCGTTCAGGAACCGAATCTGATACGGCTCCAGTTTCGTCGGCATCCCCTTCGTCTCCGTCAGGAGTTCTAGGAAGAGCGACGGCGACTCCTTCAATAGGGCTGCCAACTGCTCCCGAGAGGGTTGCGAGCCGTGCAGGGTCAATTCCTCTGGATTCAAATACATTTTGTATGAACGTCACCGCGTTCGGCACATCGTCGCCCTTCTCGTGCTTTTCCATCTGGAAACGGAGCGCGAGGAGTTCTTTGATGGTGCTGGAGCGCTGTGTCGCCTCCCGTGTTAGTTGCCCACCCGTAATCTCGTCGGCGAGTTGGGGGAGCAAGGCTTTGAGTTGGAGCGACAAGAAGATGTCTATGTCCTTCTCAAGCACGGGCTTTTCTTGACCACCGAGAACCCCAGACAGGTAGTTCCAGTCCTCACGGGACAGGAACGGAGCCAGTTTGTCTTTGAGCGCGTCGACAGAGACCGAATCGGTCTTTGGCTTGGTCCGCGCCCCCTTGGGTCGTCCTCGGTTTGCCGCGCCCACCGAGGCAGTCGCGGCACGCTTGGTTGAATCGGACATCTGTGTGTCTCTACTTTCGTAAACGTTTTTTTAAAATTTTGACTCCCACATCAGTTGCACCAGTCAGGCTGGTCAGCCAGGGGGTAGCCGTAAATTTTTTTCTGACCATCTACCAGTTTAGCCTGGTAAGAATAGTCTTCCTACTCTATATGGGATTTGGGGTACAGATTCGTCCTGATATTAAACATAGAGTATGACTTTGACCAAGGAACACCCCCGTTTGCCCTGTTTCGGCGTTTTTTTCTTTTTCTGCCCACGCCTGCCAGATTGTTCCAGTTTCTGCCAGTCAGACCAGGGTATTGGTAAAAAAGTTAGAAAAGTACATGTATTTCCTGTCGCTACCAGCCTGAGTATAGGGAGCGCACGATGGAGCATATTTGAGGGTAATATTTGGATTGTTTTATTCGCGGATTCTGGCTCCTGCGTGCGCGATTATATGAGCAGCGGGGACGGCTAGCCGATAGGCAAGCCCCCCGCGTAGGATACGAAAGGGGCTCATAATGAGCAACGGATTGGACGGGCTACGGGTTGCGGATATCGCAACGGCGGACGCTCTCACGATTCTCCGCAACGCTGCGGACGGACTTAGCCGCTACGCGGTAGGCATCGCGGACGCGGACGATATCGCGGCGGAAGCCTACGCCGCGTGGCTAGCCGCGGGGAAGCCCTACGGGATGAGCGTCCGCAGCGCGATTCTCGCAGCGGTAGCAGCCCTGCGAGAGTCCCGCGAGGGACTAGCCGCAACGGATAGCGGGACTGCGGTTGCGGTCTACGCTTCGCAGCCTACCGCGGACGGGCTTACCATCGCGGACGATATGGCGAGCATCGCGGACGATGCTACGGGCTACGGCGTACGCACGGACGGCGTGCGCGTCTTCGCGGACGGCTCCCGCTTCGCTATCGTATACGCCGCGGACGGCTACGATACGGACGGCGCAACCTATACCGCGGCGGACGGCGCAACCATCCGCGGGATGGATGCGATTCTCACCGCACGCAGCGCAGCCCTGCGGGACGATACCGCAGCGGCGCACGGAAGCGCAGCCGCTAACCGCGGCGCGGCTAACCAAGCCGCCAGCGCGGATACGGACGCTGCGGTAGGCGCAGCCTACCGCGCGGACGGCGGCGGGAAGGGATACGCAGCCCGCGTAGCGGTTGCGCTTGGATGGCTAGCCGCGGACGCTACCGCGGCGCAGCGTCTAGCCGCTATGAATCGCGTACGGGTAGCCGTAGCGCGGATGATGCGCCGCACGGACGGCGAGAATAGCCATAGCGCACGGGACTAGCCCTAGCGGGGAGGGGGACGCGCCCCCTCCCCGTACCGCGTAGCCGTGAAGCCCTTACCCATAGCGGGTAGGGGCTTCATAGCGTCTACGGGTAGCGCGCAGCCGCCGCACGGATGCCGCAGCATAGCCCTACGCAGCCCGTAGGGACGCGATACGGGACGCGGCGCGGGATTGTAGCCCCTAGCCCTAGCGCGGGGCGTAGCGGGGCGCATACGCGGACGCGCCGCACGGCTTCGCATAATCCGCGGGGGGTAAGTGTGTAATGATTGCGGTAGGGGGCTAAGCCCGTAATGGTCTGGGTTGATAGTGGAAGGGTAGCCCCGCAAGGGGTAGAGCATCGGGGGCTATACGCTCCCTCGCAGCGGGAGGAGGGGACCGCCGCCCTACCAAGTAAGCCCGTAATGGTACGGGTTGATAGTGGAGGAGCAGACAATCTGCTCCCCGATAGTGTAAAGGGGTGGATACGATGGAAACAACGGATAAGGTTCTATTCGTGGGTTCGGTACTCGCAGGGGCGATTGTCGGGAACCACATCGGCAACATCATCGGAGCGGTAGTCGGTGGATTCGCAGGGGTCGGTATCCTCTGCGTAGGCTACGGAATCGTTCAGGAAGTAGACCAGAAACTCGCAGACCATTACCGCAAGGCGTAAGGGTAGACGGGACGGGTAGGGGGTAGCCCCCTCCCGTCCCGCTACGCATAGAAAGTGTGTAATGGTCGGGGTAGGGGCAAAGCCCGTAATGGTCTGGGTTGATAGTAGGAGGGGCGGACAATCCGCTCCCCGATAGGCTAGGGGTGTAGCAATGGATACGATTAGGGACTTGATGCGTGATGACTTGGGGCGGGCAATCCTGCTCTGGTCAGCGGTGGCGGTACTCAATACGGGACTGCTGCTAGCCGCCGCAATAATCATCCCGCGCTAAGGGCGGGACGGGCAAGGGGCTAGGGGGATACGGATGCCCCCTAGCCGAACCCGTATAGCAAGTGTGTAATGATTGGGGTAGGCAATAAGTCCGTAATGATTCGGGTTGATAGTGGAGGGGCGGGGTATCCGCTCCCCTAGTGCGAAGGGGTACGATTATGGGACTACTCGCAACAATCCGCGCGAAGGGCGGCGCAACGCTAGACGCGGCAACGCTTACGGACGCGGGACTATCGGAAGGGTACGCCGTAGGGATGGCGCAGGGAACCGCCCTGATGCTACCAGACGACGCGGATGATACGACGCTAGGGCTAGCCCTTAGCCTACTAGCGGGGGCGTATGAGTGCGCCTTCGTGGGGGCTTGGGTAGCGGATGACGGGGTACACCTAGACCCCGTAGCCGTAGTCCCTACCCTAGCGGATGCTATGGACGCGGGGCGACGCTACCAGCAGCGCGCGGTGTACGACATCGCAACCGCTACGGAGCACGCCGTAGCATAAGGGGGACGGGGGCGGGCGCAAGCCCGCTCCCTACCCGTACCATTACACGCTTGCTTTGGCGTGCCTTCCATACTAAGTGTGTAATGGTCGGGGTAGGGGGGTAAGCCCGTAATGGTCTGGGTTGATAGTGGAGGGGTAGACAATCTACCCCCCAAGTGTAAGGGGTGCGATATGGTGAAACTTATGGTTCAGGTCTTCGCAGAAACCACATATGAACGGGCGTTCTATGAGGTGGAGTTGGCGGGGCGTACCGATAAAGCAATATTCCGCGAGGCGAAGAAACTCGCAACCGCCCTAGCCGCAACGCTGGAAGGGCGCACAATCGCAACCGAGGTGATGCTTACGGAAAACGCGCAACGCGCCGCGTATGGGACGGTCATCCGTAGCAATCACCGCTAGGACTTCGGTAGGGGGCGGGGTCGTATCCCCCCGTCCCCTACCATTACACGCTTCCGTGTGTTCCGATACGCGGGCAAGTGTGTAATGGTGAAGGTAGGGGGTAAAGCCCGTAATGGTCTGGGTTGATAGTGGAGGGCAGGGACAATCCCCGCCCCGTAGTGTGAGGTGTAGCAATGGCAGCAAGGGTAAGCAATAAGCACGCAGAGGCGTATATTCGCAACGGGATTCCGTTCACGGGGTCTAACTTTCGCGGGGTAGACGGCTCCTTCGGCGGACCGCACGGCTCGCGATGGTATCTCAACGGCGCAGCATTGGAGCGATGGTACAAAGACCAGACGGCGGGTAAGATTCATTACTCGGTGTGGTCTTATGAAACCCCTATCGCTTGGCTCGTAGAGGGCGAGGGCTGGGTTATCCCGCCCGTCAAGTACTCAATGAGCACGGGGCGGCATCAGGGATATGTGCGCCGCGCGGTAGCGGGGCAGCCCGTAGCGGCAGCGTAAGCGGGGCGGGGGGCGGGCGAGGTAGCCCGTCCCCCTATACCCCTACCATTACACACTTACGAACTGCGCCGAACTACGCAAGTGTGTAATGATTGAGGTAGACCCTAAGTGTGTAATGGTTGAGGTACGACCCCAAGCCCGTAATGATGTGGGTTGATAGTGGAAGGACAAGCAACAAGACTACCGACCAAGCCCGTAATGGACTGGGTTGATAGTGGAGGGGCAGACCGAATCCTAGGACTCGGTACGGACTTCCAATGGTGAGGCTCTTGGACGAGCGAGCAGTTATGCCGCAGCCATAAATGCGGGTATAAGAGGGGCAAAGGGCGATGACCGCTAAACCAATGTATCGGAGGAGCGGTAGGGCGCGAGGAGGGCAACCCCGACGGGGGCAAACCCGAATCAACCCGAACAAGAGGGGGCTACCCGACGGGGTAGTCCCCTTCTTGCGTACCCTCTACCATTACACACTTCCGAATCTATCCGATTCCCCAAGTGTGTAATGATTGCGGTTGCGCCGAACTACCCTAAGCCCGTAATGCTCTGGGTTGATACTAGGTGGAAGAGCCACCTAGTAAGCCCGTAATGGGCAGGGTTGATAGTGAGGAGGTGTACCAATGGCAGTAGGCGTGAACCTAACCGACTTGATTCGCTATGAGGCAGGGGAGATGAACGACGAGGAGGTCGTGAACTTCTTCCAAGACCTCTACGATTCTGGGGTGTGGAACCAACTACAAGGGCATTACCAGCGCACGATGAACCAACTGGTTCAGGCGGGACTGGTATCGGTGTTCGGGAGCAACTAACTACACGGGGGACGCACTACCCCCGACTACTGGGACGGCAGGGACGCACCCCCCTGCCGTCCCTACTACCATACCCAAGTGTGTAATGCTTGCGGTAGGGCTGGCAGGGCTGGCAAATGTGTAATGATTGAGGTAGGGCTGGCAGAACTGGGCAGGATTGTGGGATTATGGTGAAGATAACATAACCAAACCTTATCCATTACACACATAATCGCGCGGCGGGAATAGGTAGGATGTAGCGTGTAATGGTAGAGGTATATAGATAGGGTCAAGCCTGTAATGGTCTGGGTTGATTGTGCGGGGAATAGCCGTGAAAGTGGGTAAGCCCGTAATGATGAGGGTTGATAGTAGGAGATAGCGACATAGAGGGAATCGGTATAGACTCCCCTATATATCGCCATATTTCTGCGGTATTTCGGCGCGATTCTTGGGAAGCCCGTAATGGTGTGGGTTGATAGTGAGGGCATCGGTGTGATGCCTGATAGTGGAGGTGTCTATGGCGTACTACAAGGGGAATACATCATTACCAGAGCATTGGGGTGTGATTGAGCACACCGACCATAATGGGGTAGTTCGGCGCACTAGGCGGTGGATGGCGTACGAGGGTGCGGATACCCTTGACGACTTCCGCCAAGCGTGGAAGCGCACCCGTACTTGGAAGTGCGGGATTGCTCATCACGATGCCTATCGGATTGAGCCGACTCCGTGCGCGGTGTGCGGGGTAATGATTACTGAGGAAGTCGGGCAGGACAACCGCCCCTTCGTGGAGTGGCGGCGTGGATGGGCTGACTTGCGGGTCAAGCATTACAAGTGCGCGTGGGGTCAGACTCTCAACGCGGTGGTCAATCTAAGCAGGGAACTAGCATAGCCCGTAATGGTTCGGGTTGATAGTAGGAAGCCCCCCTTTGGGGCGGTAGTGGAGGTGAGTATGGCTGAGCAGGAGTTTATCAACATTACGCCTAGCAGCGATGGCTACGCAATGATGGCGGCGGTGTTCGCTGAGGATATTCTGGGCAATATCCGTAAGAGCGACCGCGAGCGTATGACCTCGCTCTTGGGTTCGGTTATCAACATTTCGGCGCACTTGGGCAACGCAGCGGCGCAGGACGACGCGGACGCTATCAAAGCGTACGAGTGGCTTGTGGAGCGGTTCCCCGCAAAGTAAGCCCGTAATGGTCTGGGTTGATAGTGGGAGGTGGAATATGTTCATCGGTAGCGCAGAGCGATATGGCGAGCATTACAAGGTGGTTCGGATGTTCTTTGAGGAGCACGAGCCAGTAGTGGTTGCGAAGTATATGACCCTTGCGGAAGCGCAGGAGTGGTGTCGCGACCCCGAAACTAGCAGCAGCACCGCGACGAGCGCGGAAGCGGTTGCCCGTACGGAGAAGTACGGAGCGTGGTTTGACGGGTACGACGAAGCCTAACCGCAATCATTACGCGCTTCGGCGCGTGTGTAAGTGTGTAATGGTCAAGGTACTGGCAAATAAAACCAAGCCCGTAATGGTTCGGGTTGATAGTAGGAGGTGAACGATGAAGGTTCGGTGTGATGAGTGTGGTCGGGTCTTTGACCTGAACAACAACGAGCAAGCGCAGGAGTGGGCATACGGACACGATTGCGAGTAAGCCCGTAATGATTTGGGTTGATAGTGAGGAGGTGGAGTATGAAGATTACTAGCGTGGTACTAGAACCGAACGACGCGGTGAATATCGTAGTCGGTGCGATTGAGGGCGGAACGGGGTATTGGGCAGAGTGTACCGACTACAAGTGGAAGCGTTGGTATGTGAATCCCGACGCTAAGTTTGACGACCCCGACCACGACAAACTGCGGGATATCCCCCGCGACGAGGTGCTCGTTCGCATCAAGGAGGACGAGGACAACGGCGAGCCTAGCCGCGATGTGAACGACTGGTTTGAGATTACGACGGAGAAGTTGGAGCGAGCGGTGTGTGCCGTGCTCAATAGCGAGTACGCCCATACCATCTCGTTCAGCGCATACGGCGGCGAGATAGATGTGGACGCGACGGGCGCGGATATCATCTTCCAGTACGCGATGTTCGGGGAACTTGTCTTCGCATAACAAGCCCGTAATGGTGTGGGTTGATAGTGAGGAGGTGAGCAATGGTAGAGGAGAATATTCCGACGCTCTTTCTCGTAGAGGTTATCTGGCAGGGCGACGATTGGGAGAATAATAATCATCGCTCGTGGTACAACACGCAGGATGAGGCTGACGCGGCGGTGATTGCGCTGACCTACAAACTGACTGGGTACGGCGCGGCTGATGCGAAGGATGCGTGCGAGTACCTACTAGACGATGAGCGTTCATCGTGGGTTGATTGTACGGCGCAGACCACTTCGGGAGTTTGCCCAAAGTGCGATGCGATGGCTGGCTGGTCAGGCGACTATTGCGAGCCGTGCGGCTATCAGTTCGGGGATGACCTGAACGCAGACTAGTGTCGCAACGGGCAAAGCCCGTAATGGTTAGGGTTGATAGTGGGAGGTGGAGTATGTACGAGATGATGACTTGCTCTGAGTGTGGGGAGATGGCGTACTACCCCGACGAGGTTGCCGTGGGCTTCTGGGTTCACGATGGTGGTCTTGCGGTCAAGGACAATATCTTCGCAACGCTGAGCGTGGCGGATATCACGGATGAAACTGGGACTGGCGTGCCAGAGGGCGCGAAAGTCTACTGCTTGGAGTGTACGCCGTGCGAGTGCGGCGAGCACCAGAAGTTTGCGACGCACACGGCGGAGAATATCGTGGCATATGAGCGTGGCTCAAAATGAGCACGAAGGTATGGTGCGAAGACTGCGAGCGGTTTGAGGTTGTCTGCGCGTGCGTAGACAACGCTGAACGAGATAATGCGTGCTACGAGTTAGAGCAGTCAGAGAACTGCGAGCACGGGCAGGAGGTTTAGGATGAGTCATATCAAGGAAACAAAGCGGTTTCTTGCTGAGGTGGACTTCCGCGCGGTCAAGCGGGTAGTCATCTTCGCGGAGGATGAGGGCGACGCTATGGGTCGGCTAATGACGACCGATGTGGAACTCTTTATGAGCGACTCTGGTCGCGATGACTTACTCAACGGCTACGGCATTGAGGTCTTGGGCGACGAACCTGCGGGACACGGCAGCGGTGGCGTGCTAGTGGTCGGCGAGGTAGACGAGCGCGAGAGCGCACGCACCAACACGATTGTGGTGAGCAATGATTAGGCGCGACGAACCAGATGGGGAGTTTCTGGTTTGCGACTGCGGTAATGATGTGATGCGCGACGGGTTCTATCCCGTTGAGCCACACACGGGTAAGTTGGTTGAGCCGACCCCGTTGGAGTGGGACGGCGTATCGTGGCAATGCGGCAAGTGTAAGGCGATTGAGCCAGTAAGTTTGTGAAGGAGGACAAAGTGGTTATCAAGGGAGAGAACCGATACCGCAAGGTGGAGAAGCGCAAGCGCGCAATGCTGATGAGCGGCAAGGGGACGATTCGGCAGCAGAACGAACTTGCTGCGAAGGAGCGGCAGAAGCGGCAGGGCTAACCGCAGTCATTACGCACTTGTCTGCCGCAATGCGAAGTGTGTAATGTTGTAGGTAGGAAATAATAAAACCAAGCCCGTAATGGTCTGGGTTGATAGTGGGAGAACAATCTCCCTAGTAGTAGGAGGTGGGTATGTCTATGGCAAAGCATTGGAACAAGGTGGAGGCGTGGCTCCACGACGCTAAGGGTATTGCGTTTGACGATTGCCACAAGATTTATGTCTTGATGGACGACGAGCAGATGGCTTTGATGAAGGAGTACGGGTACGACCCGCTGATTTCTTCCGACACGATGACCATTGACGAGATGCTAGACACGCTGAAAGTTTGGTATCAGAACTCTTGTATGTTGCGCTTTATCAACGCGGTGAGCACGAATCACGAAGACCCGAACTTGGGCTTCATTGACCTTATCCCGCAGGGCGCAGAATAGTAAGCCCGTAATGGTCTGGGTTGATAGTGGGAGGTAAGTATGGATGAGGTCGGCGTAGAGGTAATGGGTTTCACGGCTACGGATGTCCTAGCGGTAGTCCGCGAAGACGAGGAGTTTATGTCTGAGGCGGAGGCTGAGAAGTTTCTGCGAGCAATCGGTAGCAAGTTTCGGGATAGGCTAACTGAGGAGGGCTTTGATATCCTCAGGAATATGGTGGTTATGTACCGCAAGGAGGTGGCTGATAATGGCTGAGGTAGTAAGTGGTCGCAACTTGACGACCATCGTGCTCAACGAAACGGAGATTCAGTATCTCCGCGATGTGCTCTCCGATGTGGAGATTCGGTCGCGGCAAGAAGATTCCTTCGCGGCTACGCAGATTGCCGTGCTCTATGACCTGTGGACGGCTGTGTCCGACGCAGAGCAGTTTGAGCCAGAGGAAGACCTGCTAACAATCGCGGGTGAAGCGTATCACTTCCGCGAACCTGATTTGGCAGAGCCAGACGGGAAGTAAGCCCGTAATGGTACGGGTTGATAGTAGAGGAGGTAGTATGAACGACGGGTATATTAGGGTTCGGATAAACGATGTTCGTTGGGCAGCATTATGCTACGACAACGAAACGCACGCTTGGGGCGGGACAATCTGGGAGAAGTCGGCTGACGGCAACGACTACGCTCTTGGTGCTACCGCAGGGTTCCCTGTTGAGGGCAAGCATAATATCCACAATGTCGCGGCACTTGTGGAGAATATTGTGGAAGGAGAGAACGGCTATGGCAAGTAATAAACTACGGATGGCTAAGAAGGTTCGGTCGCTCCGCCCGTACTCCGTGATTCTTACGGAGGCACGAGAGCGCGAGCGAAAGACGACCCTGCTGATTGCCTATCTAAGTCTGACTCTGGCAATCTTCGGAATCTACCTTGCGGGTATCGCAGTAGGTAGCAAATAACAAGCCCGTAATGGTTCGGGTTGATAGTAGGAGGTGGAGTTATGCCTAACTGGTGTAAGAATCGGGTCTTGATTGTCGGCGACGATGCCGAGCGAGCAGCAGTTCTAGCGTTCGTTGATGGTGGCGAAGACGAGAAGTTTGACTTCTCTAAGATTGTGCCGCACCCAACAACGCCAGAATATTCTGCCAGCGCGAGCAGCACGACTTATGTCTGCGGCTGTGAGTCTGACTATATTGGCGAGTCGCCTGATGGCGAGTGGCAAATCAACGGCAATCCGTTGGTTGATGGCAAGTGTCCTGAGCACGATGCTGTTTGCGTGATGGAGTCGCCACTCAACTGGTACAACTGGAACATTGAGAACTGGGGTACTAAGTGGAGTGCCAGCGATGTCTACATTACTGATGGCGTGGTTGAGTTTGAGACGGCGTGGTCGCCACCTGAGCCTGTGATTCGGGCTTTGGGTGAGCGGTTCCCCGATATCACCTTTATCCACGACTACATTGAGCAGGGTATCGGATTCGCTGGTCGGAAGATTTACAACTTCCCCGACACAGAGGAGAAGCGCGACAGGTTCGCAACGCTCACCTGCGGTGGAGATAGGCACTCAGACGAGTGGTACGGGATGTCTGGCGATGACGGCGTACCTCCTCAGACGCTTCTGCACGAGTGTGATGTTGATACCGAGAAGGACGGCTTGCTCGTATGGTGGGCTACTGCTAAGGCTCTGTTCCCTGATGGGGGCTGGGGCGGCTGATGCAGACCTTCCTGCCGTACAATGATTTCGCAAAGTCGGCGCAAGTCCTTGACCGCCAGAGGCTTGGGAAGCAGCGAGTAGAGACACTCCAACTTCTCAAAGCCCTGAGCGGGGAAACAAAGGGCTGGGTCAATCATCCCGCCGCAAAGATGTGGGCTGGCTACGAGAACTGCTTAGTCGTTTATGGCGTAGCGATGTGCGACGAGTGGATAAAGCGTGGCTACAAAGACACTTGTCGGGAGAAGATTCTGGCATACTACGATAGCGACACGGCTATCGCAGTACCGCCGTGGCTTGGTCGCGATGACTTTCACGAGTCGCACCGCAGCAACTTGCTACGCAAAGACCCAGACTACTACTACAAGTTTGGATGGACTGAGCCGACCAACTTGGAGTATGTCTGGGGCTAAGCCCGTAATGGTCTGGGTTGATAGTAGGAGGTGGATATGGGATATACGACAGAGAAAGATCGTGGAGATATCAAAGTCATTGAGGATGGCGGTTCAGTAATGTTGTTTGTTGCAACGAGCCAGACTGGTAAAGAGTGGCTAGACGACAACATCACCGAAGATGCGTTCCGCATTGGCGAGCGTGGATTAGTAGTGGAGCATCGGTATGTGCTTCCTCTGGTCAGGGTCATGAAGGACGATGGTCTTCGGATCATTACCGCGTGGAACTGATGGCTCAGGAAGTTTGCCGATTGTGTGGAGTTGAGTATGACGAGCCTTACCGCGCCGTGCGCGTGGTTGAGTGCGAATCGTGCGAGCAGCCAGTTCCGCACTACGCTCTCAATCGTTATTGCAATAGCGGCGGTAAGCGGCAGCACGAAGGTTGCATCGGCAAGGAGCATTGCACCTGCGACCGCTGCTTCTAGGACAATAGGCTGTTCATCAGAGGGCTGGTATGACACCTCCTATCAGCCCTCAGATGAGCAGCCTATTTTTCTGGAAGTCAAGTGTGTAATGATGAAGGTAGGTGCATACATTTCTGGTCAAATCCAAGCCCGTAATGGTCTGGGTTGATAGTGGAGGATAAAACCTCTCAGTCAGGAACGGAACAGACAGAGGCTCGCGGTAGCCTCGCAAAGCAACGGAACTCGTATTAGGCGAAAGCCGAAGTGTATGTGAACCAGTTTCATTACAGGTAGTCATACATAATACGAGTGGGGCAAGTGATCATAGCCTACCGATGTGGAGCGTGGCGAAAAGTTTCTGAAAGTGCCGTGCGTATGGGGAGTTAGTCTACCCCATAGAGATGACCCGTAGACCGCATTGAGGCTGGCTTGCCAGTCAAGATAGGGCGACTCTGCCTATCTGCTCAATGCACATCAGAGTCAATGGGCAGAGGTGGTAGGAGCCGTAAGGTCTAGACCACCGCCGAAGTCCGTAATGATTCGGGTTGATAGTAGGGGCAGTTGCCCTATGGGTTGAGTATGGAGGTGGATATGTCTAACACGATTGAGATTGCTGGTATCTCACTAACTAAGCCAGTTGTAGACGACAAGTATAAGTCGTTGATCCCGCCAGTTGAGGACTATGAACCTCAGGGCGAAGAGATTAGTGCGCTTGCTCTTGGGTACAAGCACAATCGTCCCGTCATGCTGATGGGTCATACTGGCACGGGCAAGAACGCAGCGATTCGCTGGTTCGCCAACAAGATTGGTGCGCCGCTCTTTGTCGTCAGCCTTGCAGAAGGCACGACGAGCGATAACCTTATCGGTCTGCCAGTCCCAGTAAACGGCGACAAGGGTCTGTCGGTGGAGTGGCGTGATGGCGTTCTGCCTAATGCGCTCCGTGCTGGCGGCATCCTTGTCCTTGACGAGATCAACGCAGCCGACGAGCGAACACTCATGCGACTGCATGACTTCCTCGCCAACGATTACGATCTCAACATCTATGAGAATCCTTCTGGCTCAGAGCGGGTATCTCCGACGACTGGCTTTATGCTCGTCGCCACGGCGAACCCTGCCGATAGCGGTCAATATGCTGGGGCTAAGATTCTCAACGAGGCGACCCTTGACCGATTCATTGTGTCGGAGGTTCAGTATCTTGGTCTGGCTCAGCCAGAGAAGGAAGCGGTAGTCATTGCACGGGCTTCTGGTATCAAACATTCACGAGCGATGCGTATCGTTGAGGTAATGAATACGATCCGTAAAGCATGTGGCATTGCGCCAGAGCCAGTCAAGGAGGGTCAGCCAGCCTACAATCTGGCGATGTTCGTGACGGCTAGTACCCGACGCGCCATTGACATTGCGATCCTGTCCAACGATGTCCCAATGATGTCTGCGGTAGAGATTGCGTTCACTAACAAGGTGAACGCTGAGGATCGCCCTGTCGTTCACAAGTTGTTCTTGGACTCCTTCGCAGGGGAGGACGCGCCTAAGACTGAGGAGGTTGCAAATGCCTAAGAAGTATCTGTTCAACCAGAGCCAGTTGGCTACCTATATTGACGCTTTCACGGGTCAGAGTGGCACGATTGTCATGCCGAGCACGGAGAAGGGTGCGAGCACGCACCTTCCAACGCGCTTCGTGCAGTTGCCAGTCGGCGCGCGCAACGCTCAGGTTCTTGCGAGCCACGAGGCTCTGCATATCACTAGCACAGACGGAGATGCTGGCAAGGGTCTTGACCAGATGGAGCACCTGATCCTCAATGTCCTTGAAGATGGGCGCATGGAGCGCAAGTCCTTCCACGCAAAGCGCGGACTAAAATGGCAGTTCCAGACGCAGTTGGTGGACGAGTTCTTCCCAACGCTGCTGACTGAGCCGTGGGCGATTCAGGCAATCAAATGCTTCTACCTTGAAGTGGCTGGCTATGAATATGCTACCCACATGATCAAGCCGCGCGCCCAGAAAGTAATCGCCCTATTCATTACTCGCTATCTCAATAAGGTACGCGCCGCAAAGAACACGGGCGAACTTGTGCCGATGATTCCGTTGATCTTGTCGCTGTTTGATGAGGTCGCAGAAAATACAAAGGGCGCAGGTCGCAAGCCAAAGAAGTCGGCAGCGGGGAAGCCAGAAAAGGGCGGCATGCCTGACCCGACGCAGCGCACAAAGGGTGACGGCAAGAAGGAAGAGGTCGAGTCCGACCCTTCGGACGGCACTACTGGCGGCAACGAGCAGGGCGATGGAGAACCAACTCCTCCGTCCTCAGACAAGCCTATCTTGCGAGAGAGCCGAACCTATGATGCTACGGAACAGGCGCATAAGAACGCCCTAGACGAGCGTATGGGCAACGACAAGGGTACTTCTGGTAGCAGCCGCGTCCTGACTACCGACGGATACGATAAGGTCGTCGGCGGGGCTACGACTGACTCGCTGCGTAAGCGCGCGAAGTCAATCATGCGAGCCGTTGAGGGCATCGTCAAGCCAGAGGCGGGAGATATGTACCGCGTAGCACCGACGCTATCATACGGCGGTGTTGCTTCGGTCAAGCCATCTGGCATCTCCAAGAGCGACATCAGTGATGTGAATCTTGACTTGTTTGAGGAGCAGAACTCTATCTCGGTAGAGGTTCGCTCGTCTGGCGCGCTTGGCTATCAGGATGACAAGACAATCCGAGTCGCCAACATTGGCAAGGAGCGATTGCAGACTCGTAAGGATAATGAGTGGAAGGATGCTGAGGAGTCAGAGAAGTTGGAGGGTTCGGCGATCGACATGCTGACCGCTCCGTTCGGTGGAGTTGCTAATGCGCTGGCTCTGCAAATGCGAGTCATCTCGCAGACTGCCGCGAGTAAGCGCGTCAAGCGCAACGAGCGATCTGGTCGCGTGGATGTTCGCCGCGCTTCGCAGATGCGAGTGGGTAAAGTTGATATCTTCAATCAGCAGGATGACGGCAATGTCGGCGGCTCAGCGTTTATCGTAAGCGTCGACCTCAGCGGCTCAATGTACGAAGGCGGTCAGATCAACGGGAATAGCATCTATGACACCCTAACTACGCGAGCGCAATATATTGGCAGTCAGGGAAAGCGATATCAAGAGTATGTAAAGGAGCGCGCAACCTACGGGCTAACATCACAGACAGAGAAGGAGTGGATAGAGGATGATACCCGCTACTACTGCTCGGCAAGCCCAGCAGAGTACGCGATCCAGTCGGTAGCGATTGCTGGCTCAGCGTTGGAGCGCAATAGGATTCCGTACGAGATTCATGGATTCTGCAACTATCAGGTTGGGATCGCCAAGAAGTTCTCGTCGCGGATTACAAAGACGATGCTGGCGAAGATGTGGAAGTGGGGAGGTGGCGGCACTCCCGCCGCTGAGGGTCTCGCGGTCGCATGGGAGCGTCTCAAGAGCATTGACGCTAAGCGACGGGTCATCCTTCAGATCACGGATGGCGCGGTATCGGAGAACACTAAGGATATGATCGCAACAATCCGAGCAGATGGCGGCGTAGTCATTGGTATCGGTGTCGGTGCTTGGGGCATCCGAGACGAGAACGCTTCCATCTACGGCAGCGAGTTTGTTAAGGTGGAGAACCCAGCCGAGTTGCCATCAAAGATGGGGAAAATCTTGCGCCGACTTACGGCTCAGGGAATCATTGGATAGGAGGATAAAATGAAATACAATCGTCACTTCGTTATCTCAGCAGAATCAACTAAGAAGAACTTTGACCCGACGGAGCAGGAGGCAATCAACCGAGCCAAACTATCTGTCGATTTCGCACAGCAAAAGAAACTGGATAATATCGGAGAGATCTACGCGAAGTCTGTATTCTCTTCTGATGGATTTGTCTTTAGTACTGGCGAGAAATCTGCGCTAGAAAACGCTGATGCAAATACTGAAAAGAATCCAACGAAGATCAAAACTATCCCAGAACTAGATAAGTTTATCCGTAGCCAGATCAAGAATATCCCAGTTGATAGCGTTCTGAGCGGTATCAAATCTGCGCACGCAGTCTACGACATCCTTACGAGCAGCCCAGACTTTGGAAGCGAGGATTCTGTTTCTCTGGACAAGAAAGCATTTGAGGAGTACGGCATCACGCTAGATTCAGTGGTTGATATCATTGACTCGTTTGTCCGTCTTGGTCACCGAATGCAGATTGACTCAATCGTCAGTGGAGGTCATAAGAAATGGTCTGCGGCAAAGGGTCACCACTTCTTTGACGAGAACTTCTCTCAGGTTGGAGTGACTTGGCTAGATTCAGACTCGCTTGCTGCTGCTATCGCTGGGTCTGTGAACTCTAGGCTTTGGGTAGTTGAGTTGGAAGTAGCGTCAGTATAAAGGGGAACGAGTTAGCAGTCGGGAAGGGTCGACTGCTAACTCGTTTTAATTATACCTTGATGCACGCCCTGTGAGTGTTTCGGTAGCGACGAGCGAAGTGATTGTTTACCCAAGCCATTTCTAAGAAGGTCATATAATCCTTAGACGCGGAAATCTCTTTGCCGCACTTGTGGCATTCCTTCGGGGAAAATGGACGGGATGATCCGCCACCCTTGATCGCCAACTTTGCTGTCTTCTTACCCGCCATTCTTTAACTCCTTTGCCATCTTCTTAGTGGGATCTGGGTTGATTGGTTGAATGAACTTAGCCTCAGCATCTCCATCGTGGTCGTCGTAGTACTTCTCCTTGCGAAGCAGTTCTTCGTGGCGTTCTGGCGTAATGATATGCAAGGCTGGCAGTCGAGCGTCGACCTCGCCACGATTTGGCGGCAAGATCATTAGGATGGGATCTTTGCCCCACTCCGTAGCCTTCTGAACAATCTTATGCCAATAGCGCAGCCACTTCAGCGGGAACTTCTCGTTCTTCGCTTCTCCAAGATAAGTCTTGGACAGGATGTCCGCCTGAATCCCAGTCACATGACCAATGCGACCAGTGGATGAAGTCAGACCCTTGAGACGCTCATCCCTGCCATCACGGTCAGTCAGCCAGCGAGCAAACTCTCGCTCTGCTGACTTCGACCGACGCAGCAGCGCACGCTTTGCCTTAGTCCTCTCTGGATCTTTGGCAATGACCTTCTCAGTCAATGGCTTCCCGAAAGAGTCAGATAGCATCTTGCTATCGCCGTACCTGCGCTTAGCCATTCTTGCCTACATATCGCTTGCCACGCCAGACTAGTTCCTTGCCAGTCCACGAAGCAAAGTCAGGTTGCCATTCGCCAGCGCCCTGTCCCCACAGTTCGATTACCGCAAAGCCAGCAGCCCAGCGAGCAACCTGATGCTGTGCTAGATAGCCGAGTTCAGTCCTTCGGCACATCATCCCTGTCGAGATCGCAACCATGCGCTTCTCTTCAAGTTCAGCAAATCCGCCGACCGTGCGGAAGGACATGCCCTGCGAGTGGTCATGCCCGCCGACAACTGATGCGCCCGCAGCGTCAACAATTGGCAGAATAGATGCGCCACCGCCAGTAGTTCGTGAGTATGTGCCGTGCGTGGCGATAAGGTCTGGAGCAATCTGATAATAGGATCGCAGGTGCTCTGGACCACTCCACTCAGTCCCGTCATTAAGGCACGGGGTAATGTCGAGATGATCTAGGCGTAGCAGATTGGCAAGAGAAAGAATCTCATTGCCTTCTGCATCTGCGAGACCAACCAACTCAGGAGCCTTGCGAGCCAGCCACTTGCTCATGCGAGCCTCATGGTTGCCGTACACGAAGAAGATCTTCGCGTCCTTACCAGCAGCACAGCGAATCTCAGCCAGACGCGAGTGGGCGTGAGCCAACTCCTGCTGCACTGGCATGCCCAATCTTGGATCGCGGTCGAAGTTGGATACACTCGTCAGGTCAAGGATATCGCCAGTCAAGACGATCCGATTGGGTCGCTCGACCGCTAGGAATGTTAAGAACGCAGCAAATACATCCTCGTCCTCAAATGGGAACTGGAAGTCGCCAGCGGCAACAACTAGTTCGCCACGCTTGCCAGATGGAGCCTTGCCTACGCGCTTAAGATACTTCAATGGAACTGGCTTTACGGCAGCAATGTCGTGTCGTACTTGAACCATAGCGTTCGGCTCCTCTCCAAGTTTACGACGCTCCTCAGCAAGACGCTGACGGTATGCGTGCGCAGATACTGCTGGGTACTTGACTCGGAAATCTTCCTTACCAAGAACTAGCAGGTCTTTAAGAATGCTCTCGCTCCAGAAAAAACCTTTGTTAGGCATTATCTTCTCCTTCATATCCACGTTCCCTAAATTGAACTTCTCGTTTGCGGATTAGCCTCTCGGCATCAGGCGAAAGAATCCCAAGACTCTTCAGCCATTTATGGAAACTTATTCCGTTCGGAATAACACCTCTCTCAACCTTATCGTGATACTGGTCCAGTAAGAACCTAAGGGAATCATCTAGTTTATTGTGGTTCATCGTCGCTTATTCCAATCCCCGACGAGTCTTTCAACACGACGGATTCTCGCAGCGCCGAATGCTGGCTTTGCGCCCTGCTTCTCAGCCCAAGAAAAAAGGAGACGATTATCTTCTGCAGATAATGTCTCCAACCAAGTGTTCAGTTCGATTATGTCGCAGTGGAGGGGGTTTCCGATGGCTGAAGAGTGCATCTCCAGCCTACCCTCTTCATCGTATGGATGAGGGGGATATGTCAGCGCAGAAACCACATAGGGTCGAACCACTAGAAGATACTTAATGTAGTTAGGGTCTGAGTCAAGTCGATTAACAATATAATCAACTGGGCTTAGAGCCATTCCAGACAATGTGGACATTGAACCACGCGCTTCTTCTTGATCGTTCTGACCTGTGCTTCCCACATGTTGAACCTCTTCTTGCAGTGCGGACAAAGTATCATCCATTGATCTCACCTTCTGCAAGTGCTGCAAGCCTATCGGCAACAGCCTCTGGTGACTCTTCGCCATCGATCTCAACATCGGCGGAGATAAGCGGTACATGCACTTCGCTTGTGTCGTGGATTTCCTTATGGCTCGGTGGTCGTCCGTAGATTGCAGAATAACGCGCGAAGCGTACTGAATCTGGAGCCGTCAGCCTAGCAATAATAAAACCATTGGCGCGAAGGAAGTCAGCCTCGAACGGAAAGCGCATGTCGTCAATGACAACTGGCGTTCCGACATAGAAGCATTCGTCGATCTGAGACTTCAGCATCTTCAGCCAAATGTTTCGATCAACTTCCTTCATGCGCTGCCCAACTTCTTGCATTACTTGTCGGACACTCTTTGACCCGTCTGGGTAAGTTGTTAGAGTCGCACCCTTATCAATGGTTCCGTATGCTTGTAGCACAAAGTCTTTGATTGGCTGTGCCATCGACAGCCTCTTATAGCCAGCATTGTTTACCAAGATTTCGGCAGCACTAGTCTTACCGACGGCAAACTTTCCTGAGATGGCAATGTTCTTGCGAACCATTAGTTCTCCACCTTTCCGTCCATTACTTCTTTCTTTACCTGTAGCCAATTGCCCCTGAAGGCAATCGCTCGGTCATCGATATAATACTCTGCTGGAACTTTCTCTGCCGTAATCATATCATATGGGATGTTGTTCTGCACAAGGAGACCTTCTACCCAACCGAGACTGCGCTGTTCTGACTCCCCAGACTCCTCAAGCCACGATGGGCTGAGGCGGGAAGTGAAGATTACAATCTTGTATCCCTGAGACTTTAGCCACCACATTGTCTCGACGGCGTTTGGCATAGGGGGGTTCTGCTCGTAGAGTGGTCGGTAGGGGAATAGGGTTCCGTCGAAGTCTACGCATACGACTCCATTGCCAGCGTATAGTTTGCTCATCCGCCGTTTCTCCCCAAGAACTTAATGGCATTCATTGCCTGCTCTACAGCCTGCCATGTGTTGCGCAGGTTGGTCAACTTCTCCCTAGCCCTGATCTCGCGATGTCGATGGTCTTCAACCTGAATCTCGGCTTGCATCTCAGCCAGTTTGTCGCTGACCTTTCCGCTCATCTTCGACTCAGAGAAGGCTCGCGCCCAAGCAAGTTTACGCTCCTGCTCGGCAGTTTCAGCCTCTCCCTGCGCAAGGGCGACAATGCGCCCCAGAACGGAATAGCCAATCACATAGTCCTCAAGATCAGCAACGGATGCCTGACCTGAGCCAAGCATCTCTAATACTCTCGCCAAGATCTGCTGCTCTCGCTCACTCACCTGCATTGCCGCTCTCCTTTCGTGGCTTACGACCAGCATTTGGGTCAGCCATTGTTTGTTCTTCTGTTGTCATTGGCAGGATACCGCCATAGTCCAAGAAGAACTTTGCTCCGATTCGGTCAATACTATCATGTCGATTCTTAACAACGTTCAGCCAGAGAACTTCTGG